TTATCCCTCTGCGACGGCCCAGTCGAACAGAAACGAATCCGTTTTCCTGCCCGCCGCCGGTCTGATCAGATATTTTTTCAGAAGCTCCATTTCGCGGAACCCCGTTTTCCGATAATAGGCGTGGGCGATCCCGCCCGCGATACAGCCGACCGTATCCGTGTCGCAGGTAATGCTCATCACGTTGCGGATGCAGCTTTCCCAGCAGTCGCTTTCCAAAAAGCAGCGGATGGCAAGCGGCACGGAGCCGGCACAGGTAATGTCGTATTTTGCAAACGGCCTTCGCATCCGAAGGCTTCGCTGAAGATGGTAAGGGTAATTTTTTTCGATGCGGTTCCGGATTTCCTTTTTGGAGCAGCCCTGCCGCGCCAGAAAAATACACGACGCGACCGCCTGCGCGCCCGCGACGCCATCCGGATGATCGTGGGTGCACATCGCGCTTTTCCCGGCCTCTTCCTTCACCTTTTCCAGCGTTTGAAAGTATTCCCCGATAAATCCGACCCGCATGGCCGCGCCGTTCCCGAAGCTCTGATACGGCGCGTGGGACGGCCCGCGCAGCCACTGCTGAAACATAGGCCCGTACCCCGCGTTCGGATATGACTTTCCAAAAAGCAGATACGCCTTTGCATAAGGGATTTTCTGGAGCACGGCGTACTTCGTCGCGACCGACATCACCGTATCGTCCGTATAGAAACAATCGTCTTCAAAAAGCCGGACCGTTTTGCTGTCGAATTTCTGCGGCTTGCTGAATTCGAAACGGGAACCGGCAATATCGCCCAAAATTTCCCCCAGCATCCCCCTCACTTCCCTCATTTTATGATAATATGATGTTAAGCTGGAAAACCGTTTTAAAACGGAAAAATTTTTAAATATTCAAAATTCATCCTGCTTGCATGTTCTCTCAGGCGTCGGAGGCTCTGCCTCCGCTTACGCCGTGAGGTTATTATAACATGAAAGCATGGACGTGTAAATGAAGAAATCGAACATAAAAAATCCCCCGCACCATCGGGATTTTCCAACGGAACGGGGCGATGCATTTTGGATTTTTATCCGAATTTCTCACTTTTTGCTGAAATTTCATAAGAATCAAAAAATTTTATCATAATGAAAAAATATTCATTATGATAAAATTTTTACTGTATTGGATCAGTTGTTCTTGAAAAGTGGAATTTTAACTTGAATCTGTGCCTGTTCCGCCCATTCCAAAAGGATTCATGGAATTTCTCGTAATGGCGGAATCCTCTTTTCATTCTGCAACATCATTTTTCATGACGGAAGCATCTTGCTTTAAGCCGCTGACATCCTGCTTTAGCCCGGAAGCGTTCTTCTTCAAAAAGATGCCCTGCCTGACCGCAGATTCTGCAGTCAGACAGGGCAAAAATAAAGCTTTTTTATCGGATTCATCGCTCCGAACTCATTTCCATTTTTCTGGAAAAATCCAGTGTACAAGCCATTTTTTATCAGCTCGCGGATTTCATTTCCAGACGCAGCTTGTCACTGATCATCGCGATGAATTCGCTGTTCGTCGGCTTTCCGCGCGTATTGTGGATGGTGTAGCCGAAATAGGAATTCAGTATATCGATATCGCAAACCCGCATGAATCCTGAGTTTTCAAGAATTTGAATATCATCTTAAACCAATGAAGATTATAATTCCACTCCAATACTTTATTGGTCTGCATCCTGTCTCTTTATTGGTCTGAGTATATCACGCCATTTCAATGAATGCAAGTCCCATACCAATGAAGGATTATAAAAAATATTATTTTAATTATATATGATATATGTATTTCTTGTTTATTTCTCTTTACATACTCCAATAATTGTTATAGAATAAATTAAACCAAATAAGGAGTTGATATCTATGCCTCGCGGAAAACAGCTTTCCGACGAAGAGAAACTACAGAGGATTGATGATCAAATAGCAGATGAGGAAACTAAAAAGTCTAAGATCAACGAACGGATCAAAGATTTACAGGCTCAAAAACAGGCGATTCTTGATGCTCAGAATCAAAAGAAGCTGGAGAAACTTCAGGAATTCATCAGCAAAACGGGAAAGTCACCAGATGAGATCATGGCGATTCTCAAAGAGAAAATCTAATCTATGCAATAAAAATTACAGAAAAAAAATAACGGCAATGGCTATATAGTCACTGCCGTTATTTTTTACCTTTTATTACGATTTACAAATTGATCAACCGTAGAACCAAAATTCTTTAATTCGCGGGTGATCTTATTAACTTCATCTTGGGCAATTTGTTTCATTTGGGCTATTACCTTTTCATCTGCATTTCCCTGAACCGTAATATTTCCCATTTTAATTTTAAGATTGATAGGAGTATTATTGTTATAAGAATATGAATTAGCGCTCGCAGCCGCTGTTTTTAAGCCGTTCATCCCATTAATGCTTGTCCCTAATGTCAAATCAAAATTAGTAGGTATCGACGCTTGCATCATTGAAGCAACGGATTTCATATTTTCTATAAATCCTTGACCAATACCGAGAGCCATATACCTGCCGACTTCATCAGCGAAGATTTGAGAGGGAGAATGTATTTTTAGATGATCTTTGAATCCTTTAACTATCCCACTACAAAAATCAGAAATACGATCATGTAACCAACTAATTGCTCCGTTGATACCATCCCAAATACCGTGAACAATGTTCTTTCCGATATCAAGCATTTTTCCGGGCAACTCTCCGATAAATTCCATAACCTTCGCCACAAATTTGGGAATTTCTGTTCCTGCTGTAGAGACTAAATTACCACACCATGTTTTAACTTTATCCAGAGTATTTAATAGCCAAGTCCATACCTTACCCGGTAATCCGCTAAACCATGTTCCAATGCCGTTTATAATTTTTGGAATCTGTTGTGACAAGTAGTTCCACGTATCAGTTCCCCACTGTTTAATTTTGGTAATTGTATTTAATAACCAAGTCCATATTTTACCAGGTAATTGAGCGAACCAATTGATAATTCCATTAATTATCTTCGGCAACTCTGTTGTTACCCAATTAAATGCGTTTACTCCAAAATTAACAATACTTGCAAAGACTGTTCCAATGATATACCCTATTTTCTCAGGCAAAGTTGCAAAGAAATTAATAAAATTATTAACCCATGTCGGAATTGTCGCTGTAAAGAAGTTTCCTATTTCATTCCATAAACTTGTAAAGAATTGCCCTACCTGTGTCCATAATCCATTCCACCAAGCAGGAATCGAATTAAACAAAGATACAAGGCCGTTCCATGCTCCCGGTATCGTTGTTGTAAAGAACCCTACAATAGCATTGACAACAGTTGTTATAGTCGTTTTAATACCGTTCCAAACCGCTGTAACAGTATTCCGAAATCCTTCATTTGTGTCCCACAAATGCTTAATTCCGATTACTAATAAGGCAACTACCGCTGTAACCGCTATTACCGCCGCAACAACAGCACCGGCAGGAGTTAAAGCAGCACTAAAAGCTTTAGCTAATGTACCCCCACCTTTCAAAACTTTTTGGAAATTGGATACAGCTGTCATCGTTTTACCGACACCAGAAGTCAATGCTCCGATTCCAGTTGTCATTTTACCGACTATAAGAAGGGCGGGCGCAACAGCAGCTACAATACCAGCAATTTTTATAATCGTTTCTTGCTGTGCGGAATCCAAACTGGAAAACTTATTAACTAACCCTGTGATACTGTTTGCTATATTGGTAATTGTAGGCGCTAAAGCGGTTTGAATCTTTATCGCAGCGGTTTCAATCGATCCCATCATCTGTTCTATACTTCCTTTGGTATTGTCCTGCATGGTAGAAGCCATTGCTTTAGACGCACCATCGGAGTTTTTCAAGGATGCCGTTAATTTATCCAGATTGGAACTTCCGTCTTTTAACAGTACTTGCATACCGCTTAAAGCGTTTGTTCCCATAATTGTCGATACAACTTGATCTCGCTGTTGATTTGATAGACCTTTTGTTTTGGAATTTAAATCGGCAATGATATCCGATAGCGGTTTCATTTTTCCTTGACTGTTATAAGCTGAAAAGCCTATGGATTGCATTGCTTTAGCTGCTTCGCTTGATGGATTCATCAAATTAGTTAACGCTCCACGAAGGGTAGTTCCAGCTTGTTCACCTTTTATTCCCTGATCAGCCATTTCACCAATAGCGGCGGTTACTTGTTCCAAACTCCATCCAGCAGAGTTAGCAACAGGAGCTATGTATTTCATAGCTTCACCCAAGGAAGCAACAGAAGCATTTGTATCAGCGGATGATTTCGCCAATACGTCCGCAACATGTCCAGCGTCACCAGCAGCTAAACCAAAACCACGAAGAGTAGAAGCACATATATCACTACTGCTTGCAAGATCCTCCCCGCTGGAAGCCGCTAAATCCAACATACCCGGCATAGCCGACATAATCTCTTGGGTACTAAAACCTGCACTTGCAAGGTTCTCCATACCTTCAGCTACTTCCCCAGCAGAGAAAGCGGTATCCTGTCCAAGCTGTAATGCCTGATTCCTTAATGCTTCAAAATCTTGTCCAGTTGCCCCGCTTATCGCTTTAACACGACTCATTTGTGCTTCAAAATTATCACCAGCTACAACAGCAGCAGTACCGATCCCGACAATAGCACCTGTTACGGGCATTAAGGATTGTCCGGCACCGCTTATCTTTTGTCCGGCGCTTGATATCTTCTCCCCTGCATTTTGCAAATGAGTTCCTAATATTGATCCTGTATTTTTTGCCTGATCTTCCAGTTGCTTTAATTTTTGCTTTGTATTCTCAATTTCCCTTTGGAAGGATCTGTATTGTTCTTCACCTATATCCCCGTTACGAAATTGCTGTTCAACTTGACTCTGAGCGTCCTTTAAAGTATTTAGTTTATCTTTTGTTTCCGATATGGACTTATTTAAAAGATCCTGCTTCTGCTTTAAAAGAGTAACATTATTAGGATCAAGTTTTAATAATCGCTGAACTTGTTTTAACTCTGAATTAAGATCACGTGTCTTTGTATTGACTTCTTTTAATGCGTTTTGAAGCCCTACAGTCGAGCCATTTATTTCATAAGTAATTCCCTTTAAGCCTTTATTCGCCAATCAATTTTTCACCTTCTTTTACATAAAAAAGCTGCCGCACTATTGTACGACAGCTTTAAATTAATCCGATCTATATATTACTTTTTGTGTTTTATTATAATCGTTTAATAGTTGTTTTATACTTTTACTTAGTTCAATATACCTATGTTTCTTTTTAGGTCTTTGTCTATTAACAACAGTTATATAAACTTTTTCTTTAGTATGTTTCAAAATATAATTCATCTGATCTTTTGTAATTAATTTCAAACTTTCACTTCCATTTAAAAAGCATCGAAGTCGGATTGTGTCGCTTGTCTTACATCTGATTGATTGCTTTGATTTCCTACACCATACCTTTGTTTCAAAATATCAGTATAAGAATAGATATACTCTATAATTCTTCCTATATTTAGATCATCTATTTCGGCAATAGACAAACCGTTTGCTTTACAAAGCGCAAGAAATTCCTCCGTACTTATTGGCTCTGTATCTTCATCTTCGAATTGACTATCACCGTTTACCCGTTTTTTGGTGTATTCATTTCAATCGATTTTTGAAGTAATTCCATAATAGGTTCAATAATATCTGCAATTGGGAATACCTCAAAACTATCAAGCCAAGATTGAGGATCAGGTAAATTCGGATCGGCGGTCTTCGCCATTGTCCAAGAAAGATTATAAACCAATTCAAGATTAAGTTTTGTAAAATCATATTCATCTTGAAAAGTTATTTTACCATCTGGACTTTTTACTTTCTTTTTGGTTTTGCTTTCTTCAAACTTCATCAGATCGGCTGCATCGGACAAAAATTCTCTTCCAAATTGATTTTTATATCGATATAGCGTTCCACCCGTCGCTTTGAAAGTAATATTCCTACCATCAATTTTTAATGTTTTCTCCATTTATCATAAATCTCCTTTTTCATGTCGGAATGTAAACCTTATTGAACCAATTGTTATAAATATCAGCCGTCTCAGGTGTGTTTTCTACGTAACACTTGATATAACGATTTTTATATAAAGGCGATAAAGCTAAGATTGGTAAGCTATCACCTTTTACATCCACGCTGTTTTTGATTGTATCCGCCGCAATATCCGGATACCATACCCTGCACCGATAGAGTACATAACGTCTTTGCCGTATATTACCCTGTAGTTCAAACAATAATGCAAATTCATTTGTACCGTATTTTACAGGCTCACAGACAGTACCATTTTCAACAACCTCATTCAAAATATCTTGACGAAACTGTATTGGAAGATCGGTAAACTGCAAAGTACCATTATAGGAATGAACAGTGTTAAAAAATATTGCTGGATTATTATCACTTCTACTTGCTATCTCATGATTATCTTCTGATTTCAGTGATAGACTGACGGCACCCGGAATCCTTACCGGCTTATTATAATCAGGTGTGAATTGGCTATTTAATTTTGCATAATAGACGTTTCTCAAACCGTAAACGATATTCACGCTTCAGTTCCGCCCCCAACAGTGGGAATATAAACCTGAGTGTACCAACTTTGATAAGCAGTATGAGTTTCCGTAGTATCATCCATATGTTCTTTGATCTTTCCATCAAGATCGCCACCAACAACAGGCATCACGGTAATGTCAAGCGATGATTCTTTTGTGGAAACTTTATCAGCAATACTTTCGCTTTCGATGTTCGGACGCGCAAACGAAACTCTGTATAGTACATGCCGACGTGCCGACTGATCGCCTTGAAACTCAAATAGTAATGCTGCCTCATGTGGATTGTCATTTGAACTTTCAACAAGGCCACCGTTACTATCTTTTGTCATCCCAAGCACATCAATAAGAAAGTCATCAGGGATAACCTGAAAAGAAATACTTCCCGTATACCCACGGTTAATTTGCTTATTGACAAGTTGTACATCATCACCGTAAGCGGACAATTCGGAATTTGCAGGTTTTAATGAAATACTTGTTGCAGTAGTAATTTGTTTGGGCGTTTCATAAGTACCATCTTCAGTAAACAACGCATAATAAACATTTCTAAGACCATATTTGATTTTATTAGACATTATATTATCACTCCTTAAATTTCAATTTCATAAAGTATTTCAAACATTTTTTCTTCTTTTATATATGATTCAGCTTTATCATAAAAAATAGACGCTCCATCTAAAGCGTCCTCTAATTTTTGTTCTATTTTTAGACTTTTATAATCCGTGTAAAGCTCAATATTACAACGATTTAACTTAGCTACAACCCGATCATCACCTGAAATATTATCCGATTCTTTTAAGTAATAGCAAATATAAGGCGGCTGTTTTACTTCCCCGCCTGAAGATTCAAAGCTGTGATATACAACAGGCAAACCAGTGGATTCAAGCACATCTTTAAGGTCTATTATTTTCATATTACTCACCAGCCGTCTTTGCAATTGATTCATCAATCTCTGATTCGATCTTTTGACAATTAGGTTCTATGTGCGGAATACTTTCCGTTCTCGAACCGTCCCTATTCATATGTCCATTTTCAAGCAAATGAGTTATTTGCGGCTTATTCTTATTGTGGACAACATAAGATATATTTAAGTTATCCTCATACTGCTTTGTAGCCGTCCATCCTTTACTGTATTCCCCACTCTTTTTGGGGGAATCCTTTTTAATATTTTCAGCTAATTCTTTGGATTTATCAGTTAAGATGCTTTTAATTTCTTTCGTCTTTTCATCGGAAAACTCCTGTAAAGATTCCGCGATTGTGGCCCCAAGAGTATCAGCAGTAACTCTTACATCATCCACCTACTCTCACCTCGCAATATAATTCTGTACATTCTCCCGTAGTATCATAAACGCGGTATATATCGTATATAGTCCCACTCTCATTCGCTGGAAACCGTAATTTAATTTCTCCATTATATTCTCCTGTCCGGACAATAAACACAGATTCCGGTTTGATTCCAGTTTGACCGCAAAGAAAGTATTCATTTTGAGGAATACTTTTCTTAGCCGCATAAACAGTTCTGTAAATCGTTTGATCTGGAATCTGTTGTCCTAATTCATCCTCCGTATAGGTTTGTGAAACTAAATCAATCGTTTGATTAAAAATAGCTTTACTCATTATCATCACCAAGCAAATAAGCGGATTGATTTAATAATTGCGCTTTTTTAAAATGATAACGATCAACAAAAAACGCCTTGTCAGGATTATCTATCCCGAAGTATGCTTTACAGAACAAAATAATAGCTTGACGGATATTCCCATCAGTAATTGTATCAATGGTATTGCCTGATTCATCAATTTCGCCATACGAATTAAAGGAAGGGGGAGAAACTCCCGATCCCTCTAAATCCGCGATGCATTGAAGAATCAGATCGCTTATCTCATCGTCAAATGCCGTATTATCGGCTGTTATGCGAAGAGATTGTTTGATTTGATTCAAAAGTGACATCTAATCACCTATCCTTATGCTTCTGCCTTAGTTAATTTTACGAACGCTTCACCAATTGCAGGCTTAGAATCGAAGATAGCAGCGCCACGGAAATCAATGCTGTTAGACCTGAAGCCGCTTTCCACGCTGGATTCTACCGTAATATTCTGACTCAGATTTCCGACAATCTTAGTATAATCCCCAAGGTAGGCATCGTGCAGCGCAACAGAATCAGAAAGAAGTACAGGATAACCCAAGATTACGAAACTGCCATCAAGATTCCGATAAACGAGATCCGTTTTACTCTTATCCATTAAAGGCATAAAATCCGTAAAAAGCGTCTTTTTGCTCATAAGGAATTTAGCATTAGTATTATAGCCACCGGGAAGCAGCCCCACAAAATTGCAGACATTTGCGTAAGTGAGAGAAGAACCGGACGCTACAGTTAGAGAATTGGTATCGTCCCAAGTGTTGGCATAAGCAACGCCCTTCGGTTGATCTGTCCCAGTGCCATTGATAATATCGTTTTCAATCGCACGTGCAATATCCTCGGAAAGGATCTGAGTAAGCCATCCCTCAAAAGCATCGACTGCCATTGTCTGTACGGTCTTGCTGATGGAGATGACCTTTACATACTCATACCCACCAAGAGAAACGGAAACAAGTTTATCACCGGCAGGATTAACAGTCGCGTTTTCAGTATGCCGTGCTGCATTGTCCCTAACGTCCTCGACCGCGAACTTCACATCACCGGCAACCTGAAGCAGAGTGATCTCGTTAAGGAGTGGTGCTACCTGCTTTAGCTTCGTTACAATTTCGTCGGCTGTCTGTGTAGGAATAGCAGCTCCAGCGGAATCCGCGACAGAAGTAAACGCTCTCTTTTCTACTTCGTTAAGAGTATTGCCCTGAAGCTTCTTGAGGAAAGCGCTTCTATATTCTTTGCTGTCAACTGTATAATTATTTTCCATTTTATCATCATCCTTTGGTTTTTCGATGGTAATACCATCTGCGAGCTTCATCCTCTTTTGGAGATCATCAAGTTCCGCATTCAGGTTTCGAAGCTCTGTTTCATACTTATTAATGTCAACCTTTTCCTTATTGGTTTCAATATCCTTGCGGATTTCGGCCTTGCGCGTATTGATTTCAAACATTCTTTCCTGTAATTTGTTCATTTAAATATACTCCCTTTCAAAATTAAAGTAGTGATTCGAGAATCAATTTTTTACGCTTTTCATCGTAAATCTGATTCTTACGATTTTGTTCTAATTCAGTCAATTTCGACCGTGCGGAAACACTTACATTCGTTTCATCGTATGCGGGAAAATCAACTAAAGAAACTTCAAACAGTTTATCTATCTTGCGAACTGTAAATGTATTGCTTGAGCTGTCGAAGTCCTGTTCTGCAATCGTAAAAGCAAAGCTGCATTTATCTACCAACTTGCTTTGAACCATCTTGTATAAATCAGAACCATATGTAGTATCAATGAGTTTGGCTCTGAAATATAGACCATCTTGCTTGATGGTTAATTCAAGCGTATTATTTTTGGTTCTTGCAACCGCCTTATCAGAATGGTTATAATATAGATATACGTTAGATAAATCTATACCGTCTAAAGCGCGGGAATCAATCATCTCAAAATACTGATCATCACCATCGTCAAATAAAAGCGTTTTTTGATTAAATACAATTGCTTTCCCTTCGATGATTAGATCATTGTTATTTTCAGTCTGTTCCGCTGCTCTGATCTGGATCGGATTCATCCGGATTTCCTTCTGCATCATCTGTTGTATCGCCCCCTTTCAATGTACCTTTTTTTGCTTGTGCAAGCTGATATTCGTTCGCAATCTCGGAAGATACATAATTTAGGGATTGTAAAACTGTATCAGGATCGGAAGGACGTTCTACATTAAGAATATCTGCGATAGTTCCTTTGGTCAGAACTCCGAGATCCTTGACGGCCTTAATCATGTTTACCTTGCTTGTCATGCTCATGTAAGATAGCTTATCAGGCACAAACTCTATCGAGTTTCCGAAGCTAATTTGCCGTTGGTTAAAAACCTTTGCGTTAAATTCTTCCGAGCACTGGATCATAAAAGTTTCTATCGTGCTCTCATAATACGCAAGCCATTGGTTTTCCGAATAAGTTCCATTTATGATATTTTCGTTTGTGCCGAAATAGTCGTAAATGGCTCTATTTGTTAAAGACGTATTCTTTTCATCAATTAACTGCGGTTTGCTTTCAATCGGTACATAATCATCACCGGAACCAATGGCAACTACACCGCCGTTATTTTGGGCTGATAAGAACTCGCTGTTAAATTCGTCCCGCTTTCTCTTGACGTCATCCGGTTGAATAGCGCCAGTAAATTTCAAAATTCCCCGGAGAAAAGCAGAATTTTTGCAAACATTTACAATTCCCTCGCTGATCGTATGTAGAAGGTTGACAAGCGGAAATAATGGCCTTCTGTTCGACTCTCCAAAGAAGTCATTTTCATATTGATGTTTCCGAAGAATTATAACATCCTCAATCGGCGCTGTTACTTTCTTCCCTGTCCGGAAAGTAAATTCCAGATAGAGATTACCCGCCTTATCCTCTTTTAATTCAGCTTGCGAATAACTAAAAGGCCAAAAGGCAATAGGATTCCCAAAATCATCACGCTGTATAAAAACATAAGCATTATTGTCAAGATCATAGATAGTCCTAAGCTGATAGAGGAAACTATAGGTTGATTGATATGGATTAGGCCGCAAGCTAAGCAGGTTATTCAAGTTATCGTGGACTGTAACGCCGTTTAAAGCATGACGCATACCCAGCTTAGCGGTATAACGTGCATTACAATCAATTGCCGCTCTTACAACTGCATTATCGTAAAGCGATCCGCTGTAATTATAAATCCTGCTGCTATAGCTGTTCAGCATTTGAGCAGTAGTTAGTGTTTGATTATTTTTTGGTTTGTTCCCGAATATCTTTTGAAAGAAACTTCTCCTTTGTTTTGCCAAATACTCACCTCCCCTCATTTACCTTTGATATAACTTTGATATTCTCCGTAGTGTTCAAGTAAGATAAAATAAGCATCACATAAGGACGCCACCCCATCAATACGGAGATTTCTGTTTTTAGATTTATCAAATTTGATATTGCCTGCTGGATCAGGTTTAATCGCGCAGTTTGATAAGTTCCACTTGGTGAGCTGATTATTATTATAATTAATCAAATGATCCGCAAAATCAACTTTTAATGCTTTCATCGTAGGTGACATGGACTTATAGCCCTGTCCTACTCCCTCAACCGGAAGCCCTTTTTCTTTCATTTCTTTGAACCAGTATTGAGTATTCCACCTGTCGGCCCCGATCATAATAGGATAAATTCCATACTTTTTCATCAAAATATCCGTGAACCATTTTGTAACATCGTTATAATCAACTCTGTTTCCTTCACAAAATGTTATAATCCCCTGTTTTTGATAGACATCATAAGGAACCTTATCTTGCCTGATCTTCTTTTCAGCATTTTCTCCTGGGATGAAATAGTGCTGCAAAATGTATTTTGTTTTATCGTTTTCCCTCATCATTAATGCAGTAGCACACGTTAGATCAGTCGTTTCCGAAAGATCACACCCACCGCAAAAATAACTTCCATTAAAATCCATTGGATCAAAAGTTGCTGTATTGGTTAATTCCGCAGGAGTTAGCCATGCGTTTTCTACATTTTCCGGAATGTCAAAATCCTTTGCCTTTAGCGTCGGCATAAAGGTAGCATCAACTTTCGCTCGGTTTACATTCGCTTTCAATTCGTCGAATGATTTTATTTCACCGATAGATGGATTTGCTTTCATCCAACAATTTGATTTATCAATTTCAATCGGATCGTCCAATTCGTAAAAAAATGGAAGAAACGAACCGTAAGGAATATCCTTATCTGTTAATCTTCCTTCTAAAATATCAGTTCCATATTTATGCAATATGTCAAACAATCCTTGCCTGACAAAACCAGCGGTACTGATTGTAAATATAAGCGGCTGTTCCCGTGCCGATTGAGATTGCTTGATTACATCGTAGCTGTAGCGGTCTGTGTTCTCATGTATTTCATCCACCAGCGCGAGAGAACAGTTCAATCCGTCTGCTAACCTGCTGTTTTTGGAAAGCGGGATCATGCTGGAAAAGTTTTCATCACAATATAAATCTGTTTTCCGTTTGCGAATAATAGCATTTAACTCCGGCGATTGTAAAACCATATTCCGCGCTTCGTCGAAAATGATCCGCGCCTGTTGATACTTATTTGCGCTGCAAAGCACCTGAGCACCCTTTTCGGATAGCATTCCATAAATGCCTAATCCTGCAAGCATGGTTGATTTCCCTGACTTTCGGCCTGTAATCACGAACACTTCCCGTGCTCTCCTATGCCCTGTCTTAGCATCAACAAAACCGTAAATTACTTGCAGCAGCGCTTTCTGCCAAAGCAACAGTCGAACCGGTTGACCCATCCATTTCCCCTTGCTGTTTTTGCAAAAGGTCTGAATAAAGTCAATCGGCTCGCTTGCCTTGTCCATATCAAAAACCCAAGGATCGATAGGATGATCCAACTCATCATTTAACTTTTTATATACCAGCTTTATCCATTTTCCTGCTATAATTTCTCCGCTGTTAATCTTCTCAAAATATTCTCTTATGTAATTATGGCTCATCACTTTACGGCGGCAATTTTAATAAACTGCTTTAATTTTTTCTGGTTGGCAGTTTCAACGGATTTTTCCGAATCGTCTTTGGGAAGGAGGTTGAGAAGCTGTGCCATAACGCCAGAATAGCGGTTAATCATGGTGTTATAACTCTTAATCGCAGGAGATTCAACCTTGCCGTGATTATATTCAACGATTGGCCCGGTTTCCTCTATCGTTTCCTGCAAATCATGTAATGTGACCGCCATGAACGCCGCATTCCCGATTAACTCCTCTGCCATCTGGATTTTCTCTGAAGGAACATTCTTTAGCGTCTTGCGAAGTTTGGAATATTCGGTTTGAATTTCGTTTTGTTTGTCATTTATTGCCATTTTATTCACCTTCTTCTATCTTTTGTTATGTTTGCAAATCTTTTGGTATATTTCTACAAAAGATTAATAGTCGCGATATAAAAAGCCATAGAGAGGAAAAAAGCTGTTCATTCAACGGTCTATCCGGTGTTGGAAATGTTTCGCATTATGGGGGGGGATGGCAATGATGTTAATAATATTTGCCATTATTTTCCATTTTTACTTTTTGATAATTTTTTTATTTTATCACCTATGTATTTCAATTCGCCATCATCCATAAAAGCCCAACCATCATTAGTTGCAGTATACCCCGCTAATTTAGCGTGCGCTAAACTGTGATGGAACGCACACAATGAAGTCAGGTTATCTGGATTCCAAACTATATCTGAGTTGTTTACATTAGAATCATCCACTGGTATTATGTGGTGTACTATTTCAGCTTTCTGTCCGCAACCCGGAACGGTACAAATCCCTCCATCACGATCCAACACCGCTTGCCTTAACTTCCTCCATTGGAGCGTATCATAGAAACGATATCGAGCCGTTTATCTCACCTTCTCTAATCGACCTCCGTTCAATATGGTTTTGCTTCACTGCCAACCTTATAAAAAGGCGCATTTCCTCAACGGTAAACTTTTTCATTCTTTTTCCTCTTCAGTTTTCTGTATTGCTTTATCAATTTCAATCTTTTCTTTTTGACGTTCGGATTTAAGTTTTCTTGATTCGGCAATTAGCTTATTTAAGTCCTGTACGATATTTCCTTCCGCGCGAAATATATAAATTTTATGTTTCGGATTTTTTCGATTACACCTAATATCTACTAGCTCCGTAAAATATCCTTTATCCGCAATTAATGATTCTGCTATTCTGGGAGAATAGACTGTAACTGTTGCAGTTACATTATTTATTTCTGTCATTTTTGCATCCTCCAAACTTAATGTTTCCAAATGTATCCGTCATACGGGATTCCGTTTTTTATGTGATTACAAATCACAGAAGGAGTATATCCATTCTGTTTTCTCAATTCCGGAAAACTATTATATTCAGCAATCAGGTTCTTATTTAAATCGTATTGGAAAATTTTCTTTTCTCTTTGTTTTGATCTTCGCTTTTGGCAATCTTTCCAGTTTAAATTTCCCTTATCATTTGTCCATTCTAAGTTAGTCCATTTATTATTTTGTTTATTCTCATCCAAATGATTGACTGTATTATATATTCCGGGTTTCGGATTTACTACAAACGCGAAAGCAACCAATCTATGACCAGATATGTATTTTATCTTCCCATCCTTATATAACTTAAAACGAACATATCCATAATTATTTATCTTTCTATGTAATATTCTCTTGCTATGCAAACTATAAACTCTACCATAGTTTGAGATCAAATAATTATCGAAGCTCTCTCCGTTTATAACAACTTTTTTAAACTCTTCGTCTTTTGCAATTTTCTGAATATCTTCCATTTCTCATTCTTCACCAATTCTTTCTGCAATTATAATTTCAAAAAATAATCCGGCAGGATAAGCAATAGCGCACGATTACATTACTTCTCCTGCGTGCTATCCTGCCGAACTTATATAAAATACAGTTACTATTGCAGCTGTAGATTATAATCATAGGCGCACTGGACAAAGCCACTGTGCCTACAAGAACGAAGGTAAAATACTATTTCATGGCTAAATAAATAGTATTTTTACTTTAGGCAACGCTCTTACAAGCGCAGGCAGGTGATTGTCCGCCTTTAATCCAGCCCCATATAGGTAGCCATCAGTTCACCCCAGCCGTTTTTCTCTTTTTTTTAGGAAAGGTGGGAGATTTGAACTCCATGCAAAACGGCAAAAGTTACCGGAAATATTAATGATTAATGAGCTATAATAATCAACCTGTTTCCAAGTTGTTATTACCAAATTTAAAGTTCTACCATGAAGAACCTATCGAAATAAGCATCTAATTTCTGAGCGTCAGACAGGTACAACATAGCTTTCCCCGTCTTAAACCGTGACAGACAAGATTCGTCGATCCCGGTAATCTTAGCGATCTGTTTTGCTTTTAGTCCAACCTCTTCAATGGCATAAATTAATCTTTTTCTTAACTGCTTTTGATCCATGATTGCACCTGCCTTTCATTTTAAATTGGTAAAAAATAATTTGAAATATATTATTTTACCAAAAACAGTACTTCCTTCAAATAAAATAAATCCCTGAAAAAATGTTGTGATATAACATTTTTCGGGGATTCAGTTTTTTGTAAATTTTACTTTTTATGCGTCTTGCTTTTGTTCATACTCATCTAAAAACATCCAGTGATAACCGCCGCTTGTTTTCCTTCTTTTCATACAAACGCCATCAACATCATCCCCTCTAAATCCCATTGACCTATCTGCTGCTTTTGTGCTTGAAAATATTTTTCCGTCCTCTAATCTAATAACAGGTTTTTGATTCTGATATACTCCTGGCTGCTTTGCAGTGGATTGATCAAAAATAAATTCATAATGCTCTTTTGTTTTTGACGGAACATAACGGTTAATCCAGTGTAGCATTCCCTTACAAGTGTTCGGAAGTTCAATTTCTTTTCCATCTTGCCTTATATAGTTTAAGCGTACTTTTGGAACAAGCGGATTTTTTAAATTGCTCTCAATCATATTATGCTGTTTCAAGCTTTCAAGGGCATCAGGCCAATCCCGTGTTTTAATTCCTGCCAATTGACAAATCCGGAATTTCGGAATTTCCCCGTGCTTTTTATTTGTACCAATCTTGATCCATTGCTTATCTTCTGGATTAGCATTTAGCTTTAGCTGAACATAAAGCATAGCATAATATAATTTTTTGCTGCGCTTCGTTTTTAATTGTTTATTAACAAACTTCTTATCCGCATCAGTAATGCATACTTTAGCTTCAATATCGTCAACCATCGGAATATCTTTTCTTGTGGAGGATAGTTTTTCGCGTTTCTTTTTCGCCTCAACAAGTTTATAATATTTTTTATCAAGTTCTTCCAAATTATATATTTTACTTTCCTGCTTTTCACATTTTGCTCTTGCGATCATCTGATCAGGAAAGCATTCCCACAAAATATTTTTAGTAGTAATGTGTGAAAATGATTTTTCAGTATAATAACAAACAATCATATCATTAATTAGACGATCTATATTAGGCTGGATCATTAATAACTCAACTCTGCAATCGGCAAAGAAAAGCTCAAACTGCGAATTGTACGTTGATTGTCTTTCGGCATTATCGCTGTTAAGATCGGAAGGATCTTTTCCATTGTGGATTTCCTTAAAAAATTTTGAATATTCACTATTTAACGATAATAGCTTCTGTTTTACTTTTTTGTAGATTGTACCATTAGTCAAATCATAATCTCCCTGCAACAGCGTTTTCCAGTCAAACTCAGGCACATTATATTTTAACCGGATTTTTGAAATCTGATCAAACATATAATGGGAAATCCTGTGCATATTAGATGTTGAGTTATCATGGAGCGATCGCGTTTCACCAAAATCTTTAATATTCTCTTGTGCCGTTTGTTCTGCGCCATATTCTTTATAACTCCTAAATTGAAAAAACCACGGTTTTTTACAACCCTTCAAAATTCTTTTGATTTCTTTTGGTACAATGGCTTTAACACCAGTTTTAACAAAATCAATTGTTAAAGAATCAATCACGGACATCACTTTAATATAATCCATTATTTTACCATTATTCGGATTTTCAGGCGTAATCATATTCCAAAGTTTCGAGGTATTATTAACCGTAGTTCCAATATCGTTCCTAAATCCAACAACATCACTTTTTGCCATAGCGAGATAGTCATCGGCTTGCACTTGCTGATTTTTATTGGATTGATCAGAATCAAACCAAATTGTATTTGCTTCCTGCTTCTTCGCCGTCTGGACAATCTCAGGGGAAGATATGCCGAAAATCTCATCTCCATCCAGATCAGCAGAATTCATTCTCAAAAGGAAAGTATCATACATGGATGTTACATATCCTGTGTCTTGATACTTAAACCACCTTTTAATCTGCTCCCAATTCTCACCGCCCACGTTAACCACCTTCGCTGGACAATGCTCACAGGCAATATGCGGGAATCGAATCAAATCGATTTCTTTTATTTTCTTATCTACAAAATATTTATTGTAGACCTCTCTCGCCTTTAGCAGCCCCGTAGGTTCTAATCCGAAGCTCCGTTGTGCAAGCCCAAAGAGATCCGGTTCTAGCGTCTGATAGCTGCCATCGACGCGAATCCTGATACAATTAATTCGCCTAAAATTAGTTAGTTCTTTCTTAATACAATCCCTTACATACTCATCATTCGCCAAAGCATGATTATATTTCAGTGCCATAAGAACAGGCGGGACATGATCGTCAGTCTGATCCTCATCATCAAGATTCCTCCATTTAATAAAGCTATCAATATCAGTATGCGCTTTCCTGACGGCCCTAACTGTTGGAGCGCAAAGAGATTTAATCTGATCGTCTGTAAATTGTAACGACTGTAACGGCTGATAACTCATGACGCAATGATCTTTAACGCCTTTGGGGAACTTTTCGGTTCCTTGATATGGAATTGAGTAATGACTAATGCCAAACGTCCGATGATATCCATATAGATCAGTATTAAATGCTTTTTCCCATTCGCTAAAACTGTCGTATAGCCCTGCAAATTTCACCATCGACTCCGTTAAGATACAGTCAATTTTATCATCAAACAAATCCCACACATGATTCCAACGGTCTGTAATCTTTCTCTTACCATATTCTTGCGCGAACCCCTTGATATCGAAAACATACAGATTCCCCTTTGTGGCAGGAGCCATTCGCACTTGCCAGCTTGCCGGAAGATAATCAAGCCCTAATTCATTTTGCCATTCTCTGGCCTTATCTACATCGACCAACCCGCAGCCGTCAAACGGTAAAATATCAATTTCTTTTTTGACATTATGCTGTACTTTAGTCGATAGCTCATATTGATCATTTTCATTGATCCTACCTGTCACCACATCAAAAGTGTCTGATACTTTCTTGTGATAATCCTTAATGATTACAATATTTGGCGCAGAAACAGGTGTAGAATCCGTGCAACTTAAACCGAGATAGGCATTCCATTTACAAGCCGGTTTTACCTTGCTTGGATCATGCGGATCAATTCCACACATACCAATCTCAAAAACCTTATCATAGAGTTCAGCAGCCACAAACAATACTTTCTTCTGTCGATTTTGGCCTGAATTACAGAATATTCTTTTAAACTTTTTACCGTTAACATAAATAATCCCCGGCTCTAATTTATTATCAAACAAAGGAGCATATCTTTTTGCGCTATTTCCGATTTTAAGCTCTACAATATCTCTTAAAAACGGATAACCCCTTTTACCCCTCTCTGCATTCTCAGGATTCAAAGTTTTTACAATCCGAAAGAATTCGCTTTCCTTAATAAGGATTGTTGCTTTCTTAACTGCTTTCTCAGTTTTAATTTCTCCGCTTTTAATACCTTTTAGAATTTCCTCATCAGGGAGAAGCTTCCCTTTTGTATCACCATTTACATATAACTTTTCTTTATCGTCTACAAGATAAAATTTATTATCATACACCATATTCAAAATATGAACGCGGATTACCTCATTTTGCATTGCCTTATTATTATTTTCCTTACTCATTTCTATTTTCATTACTCCTTTATAAGCTAATTTTTGGTTTTTTACTGTTTTTAAAAACATAGCAGTCATGCGGGATTCCAGACTCATGTGTCAAAAATAACCACCTTAAATTTAAGCTTTTAATCTCTTGAAAGCCGCATAAACACTGACTTTATTTTTTCAAAGTGTCAAAAATAACCACCATTGCATCATATGATTAATATAGGCGATAGCCTATACCAGTGTAACCCCTTAGCTAAGCTACAAGGATATAAGTATTACAAAGTGTACCTTTATCTGTATAGCTTTTCTCTACATCAAGTATCTTAGCTTTAAATAAATTATGTATACGCTTACCTATATTACTTTTATCAATACCTGTATCATTAGATAAAGTATCATAAGAAACATCTTTATCTTGTTGTAAATTCCTTACTAAACATAAATATACCAAATAGTCCTGTTGTTTTATGATCCCATTAATCAATAATATGGTTGCAGCATAATAGTACCGAGTGTATCCCTGTCCGTAGTTAGGAATTTTAATCAATCTATAAGTACCATACCCATCACACGCTATGTACCCTTTGAAGATCAAATCTCTGAGTACAGTTTTTAACGTATTCCTTGCTAAACAACATTTTTGAGTGGTTGGGTTTGTAATTTCTTCCTGTAGCTGTTTATACGTCAATCCCTCATCATGAAGGTGCAGAACGCTTAATATTAGATAATGATTTCCACGCAATTTCTTAATCACCCTGTTTTGAAGTAAATGATTATCTATTGAAATTTCTTTGGTTTTCAGTTTGGCAGGTGAATTATCGTACACCGTTTTACAATTGTATTTATCACAGTATCTATTGAGTATGGATTGGTGAACTTTATCCTCTAATTTGCAACCCAATAGCTTATAGTCGGATTCCCAATACCGCTTAAAATCAGTAGCAATCTCATTAACTGACTTCGGAGGTCTGCAACGCTGGTTCCATTCAAGTACCAGCTTCAGAGCATTGTTGTAATTATATCCTCTGATCGTTTGCAGATACTTGACGATCCTTCCTAAGCAGAAATTTCTTTCCCCTTGCTGAACTCCCTCGGATATCATCTTTTCAACACAATAATAACTGGAAACTGCATTATACTCTTTTGGTGGAAGCTGCTGCACTTCCTTTACCTTTGAGGATTGCTTTGCATAACTGATGATTTTTTCCAGCTTATTTAAACTATATGGTTTGAACTGTGGACTACCATAATTATTCGTAATGATATTAACTAGTTTAGAATCATGCTTTAGGTTAAGGCTTGTCGGTAATCGTGCTAATTGTGTTGTTAATACCGCTTCGGGGTCTGCCCCTAATACTTTACATAGGTTTTTATTGATTCTTGTTACTCTGTCAATATCAACTGTCTTTTGTATGGCAAAATAAAAGTGGAATCCATTGCCTGAATCAACAACACAATGATAAAATATAAACGAAAGAATCCGCTTGATATGATGACAGAAGTCTTTTACATCGTCGTATTGTGGATAGTCCTTGCGGTCATAATCCAGAAATAATACTTTTCGTGCCATCATGTATTTAGCTGTTTCGTTCTGGCCCTTTGTAGTACATACACCAACGTATAAGTTGTAATTGTATTTGTACTTTTGGATTATATTTTTAATCTCGGCAACGCTTTTTACAAAGAAAGTTTTGATTAACGGCTCTTCGTTCTCTCTCTGCTTGATCGCTTTGATCCTTACAAATTCAATTGGTTTTAGTTTTAAGTCATTGGTTGCTGGATCAAAATCAAATAATAGTTTCAGATAGTTTTCTAAATTTTGTACGCTCATTAAATCTAAAAATCACTCTTCCTTTTCTTTTAATTAGTTTCATTCAATCATCCTTTCGATGTTAAAATGAATAATTGTTTGTGTGTTAATGCAACCTACTTTTTGTTCTATTTCGGAATATGGTTCGACACTAATTTTAAATATTCTGGTGCTTTTCTTTTAAATGGCATTGATCTATGTGTTTGATTATTGATGATATACCCATCTTTTTCATTGAAGGTATAGGTTGGAATATTATTCTTTTCTGCAAATTCTTCCATAATAGAAGGTTGACCATCAAGCTGTCTTAACTTACTGGCCGTGGAGAGCGTTTCAACTGCAAATCTGGAAATCTCATTATTGGTATAGTCCCAAATAAAATCCTCAAATTTGTCACCTAACGGAGAATCCATATTGTAAGTTTTTAGTTTGTTGACTGTATAGAAATAATCTTTCCAACAATCATCTTTGCTGTGGTTGTATTCCTTTTCTATGGGAAACAGGTTTACAAATTCTTTCGGTGTCAACAGTTCCATTAGGCTTTTAACTGCCTGTATGATTTTAAACTTAAGTTCTATTTCCTCTCTTTCCGCATACTCCTTATGTGCGTACTTGTGAGTATTGATGTATTTTACTCCATATAAAACGGCTCGCTTCAAAGATATACAGTCTGGATTCTTTGAATATATCTCATTGGTAAATGCTTTCAGATAGCGTTTATATATAGGTGTTCCCTGAATAATACGCAATTCCATATTAGTTATTTCTCCTTTAAATTTTAAATTTAATATTTTAATCCATAAAACCAACATCAATGTAGTTTGCGTTTTTAAACAATGAGATACGATATACCATTGATACACCAAAATCAAACATATCCGTACATTCATCTTCATTCAATTTTTCAATGGATTTGATTTTATCTGTGTCTATCTCTAGTGCACCAGTCCCCTCAATATGTGCGGTTAGCTTTCCATCTACTTCTGTTGCCATATCCTCATTATTAAATGAAAGCCAATGATAATCTATTTTTTGACATTGATCAAAATATAAAGAGTACAGTTCCAAATCTGTCTTACCAATATCTTTGTTTTTGACATTAATGAGAAAACATCTACGTTGTAGCATATCATTAATTTGCTGCTCCAGTTTAGCCTTATCTTCCATAGTTATTTGTCTCTCCTTTTCTGATTTTTAATATAAATCTGTATTTTACCAATCGGACTAACATATTTTGTAGACATAGTATGCCTTACCCTTTCTTCGGTTATTATGTCCTAAACTAATTATAAATTTTTAGCTGTTTTACACAATTTTCTATAAAGTCAAGTTTTCAATTAATTTTTTTCAATTATTTTTTAAATACCCTTGACTTCAACTTCCTCTTTTGCTATAATGCGAAGTAGAAAGTTGATTTGAGAATTTAATATTGCATTGGTATCAATCCTTTCTTATTTTTTTTGATGTGATTTTTAAGGATCAAGGGAAAGTAAGCGATAGATATACTCTACACTTACTTATACGCATAAGTACATAAGGCTCTCTTTGTTCGTATAAACAAATATAGGTGACTAATAGCAGCACTATTTGGTAAAGATACCGATAGTGCTATTGGTGTTGTATATCTACTTTTCTTGTCTCCTAATTCCAGTATAAGCCCTCAAAATGCCAATTTCAAGTTTTTCAAGTGTTTTTTCAAAATTCTTTGAAATTTTTTTAGAGGATATTTTTTGACACCTTCTAATGATTTTTAGAAATTAATCGACGTATAAAATTGGCACAAGATCAAGTAATTTTGTCTTTGCTACAACATATCTTGCATATCCATCAACTAACAAAATATCAGAATGTGATTTAATCATAATTGGCTGATCCAACATTTTGTATCTATCATAATATCTATATACCTTCTGTAGCAGATTCCTTTTTACAGTAGATTGAGCGTAGGGTTTTGGAATCCTGATTTTATTTATGTCAAGTAGTTCATCAAAATAATAATCCTTTTTAGGAATATTATCTTGCTGTTGTCTGTACTTCAAATATTCTTCTTCTGTCATATCTCCCTTTTCACGATTGCAACCAGCACAACAGATGACAAGGTTAGATTCGATGGATTTCCCGCCTCTACAAAGCGGAATCAGATGATCCAGTGTAATGTTACTTTTAGAGAGATTTCGCTTACAGTAATGGCATACATGGGGCCTAGTTTGCATGATCTTTGTTTTTAACGCTCCTCAGCTTCTAACATAATACTATCTCCATGATAACCCATCTCCTCTTTATCAGTATAGGAATGGATAGCTATAAGACGGAAGATTTTTCACCTACCGCCTTTACCAACATTGAATCAATAACCGTTTTTAATTGCTGTTTTTCCGCATCAGTCAATTCAATATCAAAAGTTGTGATTTCATAACCGCCATCACGTTCTAAATCGTTAAGAGCATCACGCTGATTATCAGCACATTCTTTGTTTAACTCTTCGTCTTCTATCATGATTTTCTTAATCAAAGCTTTTTCTGCTTCATTCGTTGACTTGCCTAACATTGTCTGAAATATTTCTTGACTGCGTTCATTTGATTTTTCATAATCAAAAAGATATGGCACACACCATACTGAAAGACATGGTTTATCATCAATTCCACGAAACAGATAAAATTTACTTAAACCATCATCCACACCATAAAAACCCATATCCACCATAAAAGAATTAAGATCATTCATCATTTCGACTACAAGAATACTTTCGTCTTTGTAGCGAAGCATAAAATCTTCGCCCAACACTGTTTCTTCATCGCTGAAATCAATCTTATTTGCATCGAAAGCCCCAATAAAAATAACCTTACCGTTGTCCGAGATTTTCATAATAATTCTTCCTCCTAATAATTTTAGATTTCAAATCCAAACGGTACAAGCTCAACAGGACATTGCGGTTGCGTGTAGTCGGCAAGCTGGCAGATGATACATTCCTGATGATCGTAGCTGATCCATGCAGCACGATAGCGATTTCCAACAACGGAATCAGACACAAGCTTCATTTTTTTCCTGATTTTTTCAGGGACAACGCGATTCATATTTTGACAAACATCAATTCTGCATTCTTCAAGGGACATTTTTAAAACTCCTCCTTTCCTGTTGCTCCCGCTGGTTCAGCAACTTTCCCAGTAACGGCCCATAATCATCTTTATAAATATCAATTGTTGAATGGACGCTAAGAATTGAAGCGCTGGTTAACATTGTTTTTAGCATTGCGGCTTCACGGTCTGTAAGGTCTAATACCATGTGGATGCCTCCTTTATCTTGCTACATTTGTTTCAGTCATATTTTTTTGACTGTGATTATATTGTACATGATAGCGGACGCTATTGCAATATAATTTGTTCACGAACATAGACGTTATTTATTGTGTATAATGTACATTTAAATAGACAATATAGTAATTGACAAACCTCTTTTAAAAATATAAAATAGATTGTAGTAAAAAATATTAAATTTGGAGTAATGTTAAATGTCAGTTAAATATGATAAGTTATTTGCTCTCATGCAGGCAAAAGGAATTAAAAAATACGACCTACGCCAAAATGGTATATACGCTGCCGTTGTTGACAAACTTATTAAAAATGCAAATGTTGATGTAACTACAATCAACAAACTCTGTAAATTATTAAATTGTCAACCGGGGGATATCATGGAATATATTCCTGATAAAAGCGATGACAAAGCTAAAAATATTAAACCAGATTTCACAGAAAACAATACATCAACCGCTGATGATACTCCGTCTACGTCTGATTCTGGCTCTGTTAGCAACTTGCAGCAGGACGATAACGTATGATTTAACGTAAAATATTAAATATAATTGCACAACAAAAGAGCAGCCTGCACCAGATGGACGGTGTAAGCTGCTCTTTTGTTATTAAGATTTTAAATTTGCTTTATCAATAGCATGTTGCTGTGCATGAACAAGATTATCGATGCCTTTTACTATCAAACTGATTAATTCTGTAATGCCTAAAACTAAAAGCATATTACCAGCAATTTTAAGACCTTTTACACCTAGTTCTAACGCCTTTGTTTTAATAGTAAGTCCAAGAGTGGCCCCTTGTGCTGAAATAAGATATTTAATATAACCAATGAGCGAAGCTTTAGCACCGTTAAGAGAAGCTAGGTATGATCCCATAGCGGCATTACTAGCATAAATACCTTTAGTATAAGCCATTTGTAACTCTTTGCCTTTTTCAATGGTACTGTTATAAACATCAACATAATGCGAAGCGCTTTTAATATTATCAATATTAAAATTTTGAAAAGGAGTTAATATCAATTAGTTGCTTTGTATTAAATTAAATTTTAGGGAATCTAATTTAATATTGATTTTTTAATAAAAATAGTGTATTCTATATTAAAGAAGGTGTTACTATGCAGATGTGTAATAAATGTGGAGATTTATTTGAAAATAACTTAACTAAATGTCCACATTGTGGATCACTAGATATTAAGTATCTTTGTGAAGAAGATGGAAGTATTGTTCCAGAAATGAAAGTTGCTTCTGATGAAAAGGAAAAATTAAAAGAGCAAGCTAAAAAAGAAGCAGAACTAGAAAAATTAAAGTATCAAGTTCATTGTCCTGCTTGCGGCTCTCCTAATGTTGAGAAGATTTCAGCCGCAAGTAAAATAGGACATGGGTTAGCTTTTGGATTATTCTCTTTGGGAACAATTAGTAAAACATATCATTGTAAAAACTGCGGAGTAAAGTTTTAAGAAAAAGATGATTAATCCTTCCATTTGGTAATTGATAGAGATATTTTTATGTAAATTGGTTTTATTGTCCTGATCTTATACAACGTTCAAAAATTAAAATTGTAGAATCTATTGTCGCGTTTATACCACCAGCTATTCCACCTAACCCAATAACTGAAGTCGTTTTCCCTATTTCATTTGTAAATGTAAAAGCCAATCTCCAACCATTTATTGAATGTTCTGTAATTTCTAATTTCATATTATTTAAATCTACTTCACCTGTCGGTAGATCATTTATTACAGATATATCATATTCATAACAAGGATTCTTAGGAATTTGTTCATTTTTTGTATTATATATTTTATTAAATTTATCTTCGATATCAGAATTATTTAGTTTAGGTAAAAATAAATCAACTTTATTTTTATAAGTTTCATTATCACAAAAATTAGAGATCATTTTAGAGTGAATATTTTTATTAATTAAGCTATCATTGGATTCAATATAATTTTTTAAATAATCTTTTGCTGTTTCATCTGTAATCTTATTTAAATATTCTACTAGTATTGATCTTGCTTTTGTATACCTTTCTTGATCCATAGATTTTGCATAAATATTTAAATCGTTTCTTCGATTGTTACATTCATTACATACATCATAATTTTTTAGATGCTTTTCTAAAGGGTAAGTTACATCTGAAATTCTACTTAATTTTTTACCGCATATTGCGCAATTCAT